GTATATCTAGCGGTATCACTGGATCGTTATTAGGATCCGCAAGCTACGCATTAACAGCATCATACGTTAATCTAGCAATCTCAGCATCCTATATATCTCCAACCTTCGTATCAGCATCAGCAGCTGCCTCAGGATTTGGTGCAGGGGGAGGTTCTGGAACCGGATTCCCATTCTCAGGTAGTGCAATTATTACGGGATCGCTATTAATATCAGGTTCTGGTTTACGCGTAACTGGCTCGTTAGGAGTATCTGGATCAATTAACGGAACTTTTATATCTTTAGGAGGTGGTAACGTATCCACCAACATAGCAATTGGATCAGCATCCTTAGAAAGTAATACTACAGGCATTAGCAACGTTGCAATTGGAAACCTTGCGTTAAAAAGTCCTCGTGTAGAGAGATTTCATACAGCAATTGGAGCCGGTGCTATGGAGTTTGCTTCATCGTCAGTGGCAGAGAATGATTGGGGTAATGCTAGTATAGGATACCAAGCTGGAAGGTTTATGACTGGTAGTAGAAATGCAGCAATTGGATTCCAAGCCATGTACCAGTCTGCTGGATCAACCGGAGCTCGATTATCAGTGGCTATCGGATACCAAGCTTTGTATGGTAATGGTGGTGGCGTAAATGGAGATTTCAACATGGCAATCGGATATCGATCCATGTTCAATGCGGGTACAGTTGGTCAAAACTTGGCATTTGGATATCAATCCCTTGAGCAGCTTAAGGTGGGTTCTGGAAACTCAATCATAGGAAACAGAGCTGGCCAGTTTATTTCTCAATCAAATGACGTAGTAGCTATCGGTCGAGTTGCGCTACAAAACGCAAAACGAGTTCAGCAAGTTGTTGCAATCGGTGAGTCAGCAATGTTAAATCAGTATCCCACTGACACCGGCACTATGATAACTGCAGCTAGTGTAGCGGTTGGGTACAAGGCGCTACAAGGTGTAGTTGGCAACGCAAACACCGGAGTACGAAACGTAGCTATTGGAGATAACTCATCGCAATTTAGCTCTACTGGTAACGACAATACGGTAGTTGGGTATGCAGCATTAACTAGAAATGTGATTGGTTCCAACAACGTAGCTATAGGCAGTAGTGCACTATTCTACGCTTCTGGGAGCGATAATACGTCCATTGGATACTATTCAGGTAGGTTGTTGTCAGGTAGTGGTAACGTTGCTATTGGATACTATGCTCTTGAAGGGGCAACTGCAGGTGCGTTGTTAAACGATATGAATAACAACACTGCAATTGGATATGGTGCAGGAAGATACATATCATCAAGTAGAGGAAACGTCTTTATCGGATACAATGCCGGACCTGCTATATCTGGTGGAGGTGCAAAGACAGTAGTGAATAACCAACTATACATTGCAAACACAGCCGGTAATCCTTTAATAGGAGGCAACTTTACTGCTAGAACTGTTACAATATCAGGATCGCTTTACATAAGCGGATCAATTATACCAAACGCAGATGCAACACTAACATCTTCTTTTGAATTAGGATCACCAACTGCAGCATGGAATAGAATCTGGGTTCGTTCATCTTCTATTCACTTTGTAGATGACTCAGGTAATGAGTTAGCTAAAATATCGGCAACACCGGCCGGAGCTATTGAGTTACCTAACATATACACGTCAGGTACCTTTACTGCCCAAACGTTTGTTACTCAATCTACAACAACTATTATTGAGATATTTCATGCAACTGGTTCTAACAAATTTGGATCTAGTAGTTTAGATACTCATCAATTTACAGGAAGTGTACTAGTATCTGGATCATTAAACCAAACAGCAGGATCAACGACAACAAGGAACGCTACTATAAACGGAAATTTAGTGACAACTGGTTCTGTACAGTTTACAGGATTGCAAGAATCATCACAAAATTATCTAGTATCAATTGATGCCACAACGGGCCAATTATACTACACAGCTTCAAGTGCATTCACTCCTAATGCAATTGATCCATCAGCATTTGCTACCACTGGAAGTAATAATTTTTACGGAAACCAAACAATATACGACTCCGATTCGATAGTTTCAATTGAAACATCAACCGGAATACGTCGATTATACGACTTTAACACAAACACCAGTATTGACTGGGCTGACAGAGTATTATATGACAATCTAAACATACCATCAATTAACTACAATAGTAGAGAGCTTCGTGACGAATCTTCTACAACGCTACTAGAGTATAGTAACAATCAAGTTCGATTAACGCAAGACGTCCTTATGACAGGATTGTCGCAAGACATTGCTGATAGTGTTATTACCATTGATACGACAACTGGACAATTGTACACTACATCATCAACGGCTTTTGTAGCAAACATTGGAGATGTTGCAACTTACTTAGGACCGTTAAATAATTTTAGTGCTTCAATACTAGCATTTACGTCTTCGATTCAAAATCAAGTTAATAACTTAAATGCAGCAACTTCAAGTTACGTCTTGAATAGTGCAACGAGCTCAATGAGCGTACTAAGCAGTTCGTACGCATTAACAGCATCTTATGCTCTCAACGTTCCTACCGTAGATACATCAGCATTAGTAGGCACTGCATCGTTTAATGCGTTTACTTCATCAATACAAAATCAGGTAAATAATCTTGCCGTAGCTACCTCTAGTTACGTAGTTAATAGCATCACATCGTCTATGTTAGCTCCTTATACTTTATTAAGTGTAACGAGCTCTATGACTGTTTTGTCTGCGAGTTATGCTAGCACCGCGTCGTATTATAATGGCAGTGTTATATCTGCATCGTATGCTGTAACCGCTTCGTATATCAGTCCTAATTTTATATCAGCTTCGGTAGCCGCCTCTGGATTTAGTTCTGCCACTGATATATCGGCATTGAATACATTTACAGGATCCATTCAAACGCAAGTAGATAATTTAACATCAGCTACTTCAAGCTATGTAACAAATAGCGTTACTGCTTCAATGTTAAATCCATATGTACTAACTGCAAGTACAAGTTCAATGTCAGTATTAAGTAGTTCATTTGCAGCAACTGCTAGCTTTGTGCGAACTGCTCAAACAGCTTCATTCTCAACTACATTAGGCGCTAGTTTATCTAATTCTGGTACTACTCTTTCATTACGTCATAGCAGTGGCGGTATTTTGAATACTATTGACAGACTTACTGCAGCAGAAGCTTTAACATCATCAATAGCATTAACAGTATCGCAATCACAAGCTGGTAGTGGAAGTCTTGGTAATGGATTTCATCGAGTAGCCTTGTTAGATCCTGGAGTGGCCGGCGGATATGACACATCACCAATATATGTTGATCACCAAGGTATAACGTATAATGCACTAACAAATACGTTAACGGTTGGTGGTACTATTTCAGCAAATAGTATAACAGCTTCATTAGAAGGTACAGGAAGTTGGGCAATACAAGCACAAACGGCATCGTATTACGGCGGCAGTGTTACATCAGCTTCATTTGCATTAACGTCATCAGTATCAACTTTAGCAACTACCGCATCATACGTACTTCAAGCAGTATCAGCATCTTTCTATGGAGGAAGTGTTACTTCAGCTTCGTTTGCTAGCACAGCTTCTTTCTATGGAGGAAGTGTGGCATCTGCCTCATTTGCCAACACAGCTTCGTTTGTTAACAGATTAAATCAAAACGTTACGGTAACTGGATCAGTAAACGTATCAGCATCTGTTACTGCACAATCAGTATCGGCATCGTTTACTGGATCGTTAACTGGCCACGTTACTTCAAGTGCAATTGACACTGCACAGTATAAATTAAAAGTTAATAATGTACAAAAAGTAGATTGGGATCTAGGTATTTTAGGATTAGCAGAAACTCAAAGTATTGACTGGACAAACCGTTACTTACTTGAAGGTGGCGATGTTAGCGTTGATTGGGGCAATCGTGCATTAAACGATTCAAACGGAGCAATACCAAGTATTAATTGGGAAAATCGTAGCTTATATGATATTGCTGGCAATGAAATTGCAACTTACGATAATAGAAACAAATTCACTGTAATAGGTAATGTAACAACTACATTAAATGGTAATTCGTGGGCTGAGGCATTAAACGATACACATTCGTTTTATGCAGGAGAAATACATAATAACTATACGTTAGACGCTAACTACGATGCTGGTTATTTACTTTATCTAGATTATACACTTAACAAATGGACAGTAGTAGATCAGACTACTAATTCATGCATCAACTTTTTAGGTGTTAATACTCAAGGAAAAGGAGCTGACCCAACTGTATTAACTGACGGTTTCTTAATAATGACCGATGCAGCAAATCCTCAGGCCGGAATTGACGTATACATTACAAATCCTTTATTAGGCCGACCAGTTTACATTATTGAAAGCGCGGATGGGTCACCTGGAAATTCGTTTAGCTGTACAATTCCATCATCTGGATATGTAAGAGTGGTTGGGCACGTAGTAGCTAGAGGTAGCAATGTAACTGATAACTACATGATTAAATTTAGACCATCTAATGATTGGTATGAAATATAAAAATAAGATAACAATATGCCAACTTATATAAGTAAAATAAACGGATTAGGTATATCAGCAGCAGATGCTCAATATATTGCTGGAGGTAACGTAGATGGAGCGGTACCACTAGCAACTTCAGCTGAGACAGCTTCTTACATAGACCCAACCTTCATATCAGCATCAGCAGCTGCATCTGGTTTTGGATCCGGCGGCAGCGGTACTACTGCACAAACTGCTTCACTAGCATTAACAGTATCAGGATCACAGGCAGGTACTGGTACTCATCGAATAGCGTTGCTTAATCCAGCTGATGGGCCTAGTGAAGTGTATTACGATCATAACGGAATAATATACGATCCTAGCATAAATCGACTTACAGTTGCTGGTACTATATCAGCAACTAATATAACAGCGTCACTACAAGGAACTGCATCTTGGGCTACAAATGCAATTACAGCATCATATGCTTTAACATCCGCAGGTACAGTAACAAATGCGACATCAGCTTCATTTGCTAGTACGGCTTCCTATTTAAACGACCTTAACCAGAACTTAAACATAGTCGGTAACTTAAACGTAATTGGTACAGCTTCTTACACACTATTATCAGCATCGCAATTAGACGTAGGTACGAATACAATATCAGTTAACGTAGCGGAACCAGCTGAAAGATTTGGTGGATTGATAGTATACGATTCTGGATCACTATCACATCAAGCAACCGCTAGTTTCTTTTGGGACTCATTGCACAATCATTGGGTGTATCAAAACGCTTCTGGCTCAACGTATTCAGGTGGTATGTTTATGTCAGGTCCTAGAAATACAGGATCGTTAGGAGATGAACCTACTTTAACAAAATGGTTTATTACTCGAGGAGATGGAGGAGATCACTTAAACGATACACAAATTTTCAGTAGCGGTTCAGTTCACATAGTGACTGGAAGTTTAACTGTTACTGGAAATGTAATAGCAACAGCTTCATGGGCAAGTAATGCAGTAACGGCTTCTTACATAGACCCGACGTTTATTTCTGCATCAGCAGCTGCATCTGGATTTGGTAGCGGAGGAAGTAGTGGTCCAGAGTCAGATCCAATATTTGCTGCTTGGACAGGCTCAGCAGCAAGCTATTTTGCCGGTACGGCATCATATGCAACTCAAGCATTAACAGCTTCATATGCATTATCTAGTGCAGGAGTAGCAGGAGGAGTAACAAGCATTACTGCAGGAGATGGTATATCGGTAGATCAATCAACTGGTAACGTAACAATTACAAATACTGGAGGAAGCGGAGGAGGAGGAACAAACTTAGGTTTAGTATATGCAGTTTCATTAGGTTATTTAATGCCTTGATAATTATATAAAAGAGAATAAGATATGTCACAAAACACAGCACCAATTTTCACTCAAACTCCTAGAATAGGAATAGGTCATGTTGCATCTGGAGCTAATACGGATATGACAATGACAACTGGTATAAGCGCTTCTTTGTTTACAGCAGGAGCATCCGGTAGTTATATTAGCAAAATTCGTTTTAAACCTTCCGGCTCAACTGCTGCATCAGTAATTCGTGTGTTTATTAACAATGCAGGCGATACAACTGTAGGTGATAATAATATTCTTTACGGAGAAATTTCATTACCAGCAATTACTGTTAGTAATACTTTAGCTCAAAATGATTTTGAAATGCCAATGAATATTGCCTTACCGGCTAATTATCGTTTATTTAGTACTCAAGCAACTGCATTAGGTGGTGGATTGGATGTTACTACAATCGGTGGTGATTATTAATACCTATAATCAGTTATGAATGGATTCGGCCATTTACCTAGTAAATCAGATCAAAACACTTTTGTATTTTATGCAAATGCATCTGGCAGTACCTCTGGAAGCTTTCAAGCTTGGAGCGTACCTGAACACGCTGCTTTCTTGCACTTCACTGTAATAGGCGGGGGAGCTGGAGGAGGAGGAGGTTGTGGTGGAACAGCACAAGCAGCTGGTAGAAGTGGAGGTGGCGGCGGAGCTCCCGGTGGTATGGTATCAGTTTCTATACCTGCTATTTTACTTCCTAAAACTTTATATTTACAAGTAGGGTATGGAGGAGCTCCTGGTACGGGAAGTAATAACCAAGCGGTAGCAGGACAATCTGGCCAAAGTGGTACTATTTCGTATGTTTGCTTATATCCTGAAATTAACCCTGGTTCAGCGGTAATACAATCAAGTAATACAGCTCCAGGAGGCGGAGCCGGTGGTTCTACGTCAGGAACAGCTGGCACAGCTATAACAATAGCTGATTCATTAAATTTAAAATGGTTAGGTATAGTAGGTAATACAGTAGCACAACTAGGGGCATCAGCTGGTGGATTGGGTAATGGAAGCTCTGTTACATATACTGGATTATTAACTGGTGGAGCAGGAGGTGCTGGTAAGACAGCAGCTGCTATTAACGGTAGTACTGGTGGTAGTGTAACCATGGCTAGTATAAATGCCTATGTAACAACTGCTATTAATGGTGGGGCTGCTGGTGTAGGCGCAGCTGGTGGTAACGGATCTAGTGGATATTTTTCATGGAGACCTTTTATAGCTACTGGCGGGGCAGGTGGAGGTGGCGGAGCTATAGGAGCTAATAATGGTGGAAATGGAGGCGATGGAGCTTATGGCTGTGGCGGTGGTGGAGGAGGAGCAGCAGGCAACATTGGCGGTACCGGTGGCAAAGGCGGTGATGGTTTAATAATGATATCAATAAGTTAATATGGACGGATTTCAACACTTACCTTCACAACAAGATCAACGTTTTTGGGTTTATACATCTCAAAATCGACCACTAAACGGATTTCAGCCTTGGTCAAAACCTCCTGGTATAAGTTTTGTACATATTATTTGTATAGGAGCAGGAGCGGGTGGATCGGGAGCATTTCCTTATACTGCGGGCGTTGCTGCTAGAGGTGGATCTGGCGGTGGTGGCGGTGCATTGAGTTCTGTATTTTTACCAGCTTATTTAGTTCCCGATACCTTGTATGTTAATATTGGTATTGGTGGAACAGGAGGAACATCCTCCAACGTTGCTAGTACAGCTAATGCAGGATTTTCTGGATTTAATTCTACATTTGTTACTTTTTATCCAGCACAATCAGCAGGATATGCTTTATGCTCAGCTGGTCCTGGTAATGCCGGCACGGTGCCAGCTGGAACAGCAGGCGCAATTGGAGGTGGGGGGTCAGTAGCTGCCACTGCCACATCTATGCCTATATCACAAGTAGGTTTACGAAACTACTTAGCTGGTCAAAATGGTCAAAGCGGTGGACAAAATGGTGCTACTGTTGTAACAGCAGTTTATAGAATTACAGGAGGTGGAGGAGGAAGTGGAAATTCGGCAGCTAATGTTGCAGGCGCAGGGTCATCTATTCTTATGGCCGGTGATTATGCTCTACAAGGAGCAGCTAGTTTACCAGCTGGTAGTGCTGGCGCAAAGATTGAAAATCTAATACAATTTCTTTCAGCTGGAGGAACAGGGGCAAGTTCATCAACCACTATAAGTGGAAGTACTGGAGGCTGGGGAGGATTTGGTTCTGGAGGTGGTGGTGGAAGTGTAGGTCCTGGATTAGGAGGAGCGGGTGGTCGTGGAGGAGATGGATTAGTAATAATAACATGCGGATAAAGTTATGATAGGAAGTTTGAATTTACCAATAGCAAAAGGAAATGCTAAAACATATGTGTTTACGGTTGAAAATACAAGTGTAGGCGGTGGCGGCGTACCTCCATGGAGAGGAATGACAGTATGGAACAAACCACAAGGAATAAATTTTGTATATGGAATACTAATATCACCTGGTACCGGAGGAGGAGGAGGATTTAGTTTTGGAGCAGGAACTGCCGGTGGTGGGGGTGGAGGAGGGGATGCTGGCCCAGTGATACAATTTATACAACCAGCTTATGTAGTGCCAGATACACTAGCTGTAACTGTTGGTAGAGGTGGGTTGGGTGGAGCTGCTTCTACTGCAGGAGGTCTTCCAACCTTAGCATCTGGATTGTGGTATCCAGAAGTAGGTCAAACAACAGTAAATACAAGTCGAGTTTACTATGCATATCCGGCAAGTACTCAAACTGGTACTACTTCTGGTAGAACCGGTACAGCTCTTGCAGGAGGGAATGGAGGAGCAGCTGCAACAATATCAACAACAACAACACAACCTGGAATAATAGGATTTAGTAATTTTTCACAGACTCCGGCATCAACTGGAGCTGGACAAAACGGTGGATTTGCAGCTGGAGGTAATAACGCTCCGTTTCTAGGAAGACCGCAAGGAGGAGCCGGAGGTGGAGGAGTATCAAGTGGTATAACTTTTAATGGTGGTAATGTATTTGCTCCTACAACATCTGTGAACTCTATATGGAGTCGAAATTTATTAGGAGGGGCATCTGCAGGAGCGAATGGAGAAGATGGTATAACACTTTTTGAACCAACATTTTTATCACTTCCAGGAGCTGGAGGAGCAGGAAATAATACTGGTGTTGGTGGTAATGGTGGTAATGGTGGAATTGGTTGTGGTGGTGGTGGTGGTGGAGCCGGAACTACTGGCGGCAGAGGAGGTAACGGAGGTGATGGATTAGTTATTTTAGTTTGTTGGTAATGTTTCGTGAAAGGTGTATATAATTATAATTAAATAAATAATATTATATTAATTAGTATAATAGTATTAAAAATAATAATTTAAACTTTATGGAAAACGTTACAACAATCAGTCAAGAAGAGTTAGCTAAAATTACAGAGCTACAAGAACAGTATGCTGAAATTACAGCTAAATTAGGTCAGGTTCATATTGAACAACTCAATTTAAAAATTTATCAAAACACTTTAGAGACTAACTACCAGGCTCTTAAAGAGCAGGAAAACGCCTTAGGTCAAGAGTTAAACGCTAAATACGGCGACGGTACTTTAAATCTTCAAACCGGCGAATTTACAGCGTCTAAATAAAACCGTTTGAGATTTTATTACCATATTTATTAGTAATATTAATCTAAACGTTTAACCTTTAAATCTTAATTCAATGGCAGAGAAAATAGTCAGCCCTGGTGTGTTTACCGAGGAAAAAGACTTGTCTTTCTTACCACAAGGAATTGCGAATATTGGTGCTGCTTTTATCGGTCCTACTATTAAAGGACCGGCAATGGTACCGACCAGCGTAACTTCCTATGGAGAGTTTGTGCAAGTATTTGGTGATACAGACCCAAATTTATATTTACCTTACACAGCTAAGGAATATTTACAAAATTCAGGACAGCTAACAGTTGTTCGTACTTTACATGACGACGGTTACAAACTTCAAGACCCTATAGCAGTTGTTGCTTCAGGTTCGGGTGGAAGAAGGTTAGTAGCTGTTCTTCATCCTACTCAAATTCTATCTCAGACAGACGCATTTTACGATGGTACTACCGCATTATTTCAAAAGTCTGCGTTAACATCTAACGTATCTGGAGCTGCAGTAATTAGCGTATCTGGTAGTTATACCGTTGATACAGCAGCGTTCCCTAGTGGCAGATCAAATGGAACTGCTTTATATAGTTCATCAATTAATTCAAATAGCGATAATTACTTAACTAAAGTATTTGGACAAAAAGCAACTGCAACTAAAGATCCTGTGTATTTATACAACATCTTTAATAAAGCAGCATCTGCTTCGTTAGCAGCTCAACCAGCGTGTGTATTAGAGTTATATTCTGGATCATTTGATTTTTTAACTACATATAATAGAGCTGAAACTCCTTGGATAATTTCTCAAACAGTTAACGGGTCTACTAACACGTTATTTAAGCTTCACACTATATCTCATGGAGTTCACACTAACTACGAAATCAAAGTTGCTATTAGCAATATTAAGCCAGCTGGAACTGTACCAGGCTCTGAATACGGATCGTTTGCAGTAGCTATTCGTTTAGTAGACACTACCTATTTAAAAGCATTAGGTACTCCATTCGAAGCAACTGACTCTGACGTACGTCCTAACATTGTTGAAACTTTTGACAACGTTAACTTAGATCCTAATTCAGCAGATTACATAGCTAGAAAAATTGGAGATCGTTATAAAACATTTACCAATGGTAAAACAGTTGTATACGGAGATTATCCAAATAAATCTAAATACGTATACGTTGAAGTTGATGAAAACGTTGCAAAAGGCAACTATTCTAATCAGTTAGTTCCTTTTGGATTCCAAGCACTATTTAATACAATACCTAGCACGTTAGGAACTGCTACTTGGTTCCCTGCTGCTAGCTACGTTGCAACTCAAACAGTTAATGGAATATACAATAAGCGTAAGCATTTTGGATTTGATTACGATTTGTCTGGAACGGATAATATTAATTATTTGAAACCATTGCCGGCAACAAGTACAACGACTGGTTCAAATGTTAATTTCTTATTGTCAAACTTTAATCAACATGCATCAGCTAATTTCCCGACTGCTGCAGCTGCATACTCTGGAGCAATTGATTTATCTAGCAACACTACCGTTGATTCTCGTAAGTTTATTGTACCTTTCCAAGGTGGAAGTGATGGAGTTCAACCAAATCGTAGAATTTTAGTTGGAGCTGACATTGTTGCTGCCAATACTCAAGGATACGATTTAAATGGATCGTCTGGTAAAGACTACTCAGTTTATAAAAATGCAATTGACGCTGTATCCAACGTTGATGAATTAGACATTAACATGTTAGTAATGCCAGGTGTTATTCAAAGCAAGCACTCAGCAGTTATTGACTACGCTGCTAATATGTGTCAAGACAGAGGAGACACTTTCTTTGTATTTGACTGCGTTGGTTTAACTGACAATATTGCTTCAGCAACAGACGCTGTAACAGCATTAGATAATAACTACGGAGCTACTTATTATCCATGGGTTAAAATTGTAGACACTAATATTAATAAGCCAGTATGGGTACCGCCTAGTGTTGTTATTCCTGGTGTGTTAGCATTTAACGACAGAGTAGCTGCTGAATGGTATGCCCCTGCAGGTTTAAATCGTGGTGGATTGACTTCAGTATTAGACGCGTATACTCGTTTAACTCACGCCGAAAGAGATGAGTTGTATGAAGGACGTGTTAATCCAATTGCTACTTTCCCAGGCGTTGGCGTTTGTGTATGGGGTCAAAAGACTCTTCAAGCTAAACCATCAGCATTGGATCGTATTAATGTACGTAGATTGTTGATTGCAGTTAAGAAATTTATTGCATCTGCAACTAAGTATTTAGTATTTGAAAACAATACAGCAGCAACTCGTAACAGATTCTTAAATATTGTTAATCCATATTTAGAGTCAGTTCAACAACGTCAAGGTTTGTATGCATTTAAAGTTGTAATGGACGAGACTAATAATACTCCTGACGTTATCGACAGAAACATTATGTATGGTCAAATCTTCTTGCAACCTGCGAAGACCGCTGAATTCATTATTATTGACTTCAACATTTTACCAACCGGAGCTGCTTTCCCAGGAGCTTAATTGGTATAATATATTTAGTAAAAAGCCTCTGGAAACAGGGGCTTTTTCTTTTTATATACCTCCATATTTATTAGTATATAAACTGATACTATAATGAATAACAAGAGTATATCTGCCCTACGAAAGTTGGTTAACGAAGAGGTACGCAAAGCTTTGACCGAAGGAAAAATAGAAATAGGAGCGAAAGTAAAAGTGTCTTCTCCAGAGTTAGCTGATTATAATAAAACCGGAGAAGTGCAAGACGAAGCTCCTTCAGGAAAATTTTACATGGTTAAATTAAAATCAGGCTTGGCTTATTTTCATGAATCTGATTTACGTGTAATAGGTTAATTTTTTTCCAAAAGATCGATATTTATATAAAATAATTGTAACAACTTAAAACGAATTTAACATGGCTGAATTGCTAGACCCAACCGAAATAATGTTTACCGCTTTTGAACCAAAAGTGGCTAACCGTTTCATCATGTACGTTGAAGGTATTCCTTCTTACTTAATTAAAGCAGCTAACCGACCAGGTATTACTTTTGGCGATGTCGTGTTAGATCACATCAACGTTGAGCGTAAATTAAAAGGAAAAGGAAGATGGAATGACGTAAGCATTACTCTTTACGATCCAGTTGTTCCTTCCGCAGCTCAAGCTGTAATGGAATGGATTCGTTTATCTCACGAGTCTGTTACCGGTCGTAATGGATACTCTGACTTTTATAAGAAAGACATTACTTTTAACGCTTTAGGACCTGTTGGTGATAAAGTTGAAGAGTGGACTTTGAAAGGTGCTTATATTGGAGACGCTAACTTTGGTGACTTTGACTGGAGCACAGAAGACGCAATTAACATTCAGCTTACAATTAAATACGATTACGCAATATTGCAGTTCTAATCTGCATCTTGATATTATATACGAAAGTCCCTCTCCGGAGGGATTTTTCATGTTTAAGATATTTATTAATAAATTGATTATTATGAATAACGCTCAATTAAGGAAAGTAATACGAGAAGAAGTTCGTAAAGCTTTAACAGAAGCTGATGTAGTACCAGTAGGACCTGATGGTAAAAAGATTGAAGATCAACAAGTAATACGTAACTTAAACATGGCAGTTAAAGCTATTGACGCTTCTATTCGTACTAAATTAATTGACTTAATTGAAGATCCTGGAGCTGCGAAAGCATTAAGTAGTCCAGCACAACGTACTGCATTAATGGGAGCGATTGCTATTGCATTTGGAATATCCGAAAAAGATTTTTCTCAAATCGTATCTAAGATTAAAGGAGTATTAAAAACAGTAGATTCTAATGATCAAGCTTAAGTCAATAGTTGAAAATATACTACAAGAAGCTGATGAAAAAGTAACTTGGGGTGACGTTCAAACGTTTTTAAACGCTATGATAGACGCTCAAAAAACAGGAGGAGCTAAAGGAGCGACCGGAGAGATTGCAAAGTCTAGTTTGAAAAAAGTAGGAATGGCAGGAGCTAAATGGGCAGCTAATTTAGTTACTGGAGGCACTGCTGGATTGATAATAGATTTAGTAGCTGATCACGGAGAAGACGTAGGAGCATTTTTATTAGATTTAGGAAAGTCAGTTACTGCAAAAGAATTAAAAAACCCTAAGTCATCAGAATTTAAAGAGATGACAGGACCATTTTGGGAAGCAATTAAATTATCTCCGGAAGTGTCTCAATTGCTTGATGATAAAATAGAAAAAGCGTTTATTGATCAAGTAATAATGCCTAAACTTAAATCGCCAGGAGCTGAGTCTGAAGAATTACCTAATATGGACGAACTATTAGGCAAATGGCTTAATGACTCTGCAAAATTAAAAGATAAAGCGGATATACACTTTACAGCTAAATCAGGAGACTTGTAAATTTTACAAGCATCATATTTATATAAAATAATAAACTAATAGTTATGGCAATAGTTAACAACAATTACCCAAATCAAAACGAGCTATCTGACGCAGAATTAAAGCAATTAGCTATTCAAAACATGCAACGTCAAGAAGCACAAAATTCAAAATTTCCTACCGAAATAATTGAGCTACCATCTAAAGGGTTGCTTTATAGTGCAGACAGTGCTTTAGCGTCAGGAAAAGTTGAAATGAAATATATGACCGCAAAAGAAGAAGACATTTTAACTTCTTCTAGCTTAATTAAGCAAGGGGTTGTATTAGATCGTTTATTTCAATCGTTAATCGTGTCTCCAATTAATTACGACGAATTGTTAGTAGGAGATAAAAATGCAATTATGATTGCAGCTCGTATTTTAGGATACGGTAAAGACTATGAAGTTGAAATTACAGATCCGTTTTCTCAAGACGATAAACAGAAAGTTGTTATTGATTTGACAGGTATTCAAGCTAAACCATACGATTACGACTCACTTACTCCGCATCAAAACGAATTCACGCTAACTCTTCCAGTGTCAAAACGAGTAGTTACGTTTCAATTAATGACTCATGGATTAGATAAAAAAGTACGTGATGCTGTTAAAGGTCAATTAAAAATGACTAAATTAACAGGTATTGATAAAGAATTGACTACACGAATGAAATATCTATTAACTTCAGTTGATGGTAATAAGGAGCAACAATACATTTCCAATTTTGTTGACAATGAATTATTTGCTCAAGACTCTAGATTTATTCGTGATGAAATCAAACGTCTAACTCCTGATTTGGATATGACGTTTGTATTTACTTCTAATCAAACAGGAGAAAGTCAGGTAATGGAGGTACCTATGGATGTGAGCTTTTTTTGGCCTAAATCCTAGTTATCGACCAATATTACATACTGAAATTTTCAATTTAGTGTATCATGGGCAGGGAGGATACACTTGGGATGCCGTGTATTCGTTTCCAGTTTGGTTACGTAAATTCTACATACGATTAATTTCTGAAACTTTAGAAGCGCAGAAAAAAGCTAGCAAAAAAATGTCAGCTCCAAACGTGCCTAAAATACAACGACCTGCTATAAGACCAAGGTAATTTTCTTTTGTTTGATATTTATATTAAACGAATACTATCTACTATATGAAACGTAGTAAACTAAAACAATTAATGCAAGAAGTAACGGAAGAATTAATAATTTCTGAAGGAATTATTGATTCGCTTATTATGCTGTTTCTATCTCCAAAAATTAAAAAAGATGTAAATATTTTAAAAAACTCTCCAGATTGGAAAGAGTTGATACATAAAATAAATACTACTAGAGATGAAATGGAATTATGGAATGGTCGATTAGAAAGATATTTAGCTCAATGTAAAAAACAAGTTGCTGCAGCAAAAAAGATGGGCATCAAAATTAAAGATTGTTCTGACCTAGAGAAATGGGAAAAATAAGACATTTAATAAATGAAAAAAAATACTTCAAATACGTCAGGCGGAAATGTTAAACTTAATGAGAAAGATCAAAAACTGTTTTTGGAATTTCTTAAAGAACAAACCAAACAGCGTAAAGAAGCTATTCGCGATCGCCAAATTGAAAATGATTTATCTAAAACTTTACTAGAAGAAGAAAAAGATATTCTTAAAATTGCTCAACAACGAAAAGAAGCTGTAAAAGAATATAATGATTATGCACGTACAATGTCTGAACTTTTAAAAGGTCAGACTCGTGAACAACGATTACAAGGTAAAGAATTAGTTAAAGAAATGCAGATGCAGAAAAAACGTCTCAAAAATGAGATGCAATATTTAACTGGTAAAGAAAAGCAGCTTAAAATTTCTTTAGAACATAATAAAGCATTAAAAAAAGCAGTTCACCATGCCGAAGAATTAGTAGAAAAGTATGAGGAAATGCTTGAGCCAATTGATGAGTTAGACTCATGGATTAAAACGTTGCCAGGCGGCGGACTACTATCAACAGCTTTAGGATTAGATAAAATTAAGGAAAAAATAAAAGAAAATGTAGTCAATCAATTAACAGCTAGTAAAATGGCTGGTAAAAATATGTTAGCTTCGCTAGCACCACTATTACCACTAATGTTAGCAGTAGCAGCAGTATATAAAGCATTTGAATTTGATAAAGAGCTTACTAAATTTTCTAAAGATTTAGACATAGCAAAAGATGATGCATTAGCCTTATCAGTGCATGCAGAACATTTAGCTCATGAAATGCATCTTGTAGGAGTGACAGGCAAAGAAGTTGAAACCACACTCGTAGAAATGCGTAAAAGTATGGGAGTGATGGCTAATGAGCAATCTAATGAGCTAGTAAAAAGTATGACAGCTTTACGTACTGAAATGGGTATGACTGCTGAAGAGTCACAAGCATTTTACGATACTGCTACAGCACTAAACATGTCCGTAGATCAATTAGCAGCTGAAGCTGGTACAATGGGCGAAGGTTTATTAGGAGCTAAAGAAACGTTGAAAGAAATTGCAAAAATACCTAAATCAGTTGTTATTGGATTTAAAGGTACGAGTAAAGAATTAGAAAAAGCTGTTATTAAAGGAAAGCTTTTAGGATTATCATTAGAAAAAGTATCTAAAATTGGTGAAGGTATGTTAGATATTGAATCTAGCATTGAAAAACAATTTACTGCACAAGTATTAACAGGTAAATCTTTGAATTTAAACGCTGCTAGACAATACGCTCTTACTGGAGAATATGGAAAGTTGCAAGATGAAATTTTAGAGCAAGCTGGATCTTTAGAAGAGTTTCAAAAAATGGGGCCATTGCAGCAAAAAGCAATGGCAGAGGCCATGAATATGTCAGTTGAAGAAATGACCGCAATGCTTACTAAATCAAAGCAATTAAATGATGATTACGGATTATCAGCGGCACGTGCGGAAGAAATATTAGCATTGGAAGAAGGCCAGGCAGCTGCACTTACAGGTAAAGAAGCTGCATTTTATAAAATGCAACAAGAAGAGAAGAAGCAACAAGAAGCTACTCAAAAGTTTCAAGAGTCGCTAAACAAGCTCATGATGGCGTTTGAAAAAATAGCTATGCCTGTAGTAGAAGCGTTAGGCGTTGCATTTGGATACATCGGAAACGTTATAGATGTAATAACATTAGGAATTGAAAAAATTAATGGAGTTATGTTTCCAATTAAAGAAAATACATCTGAAATGGAAAAATCAATGTCGACTGCTTTAAAATGGACCTTAGGTATCGGAGCAGCCATGGCAGGATGGAAAATCTTTAAAATGGCTAAAGGTGGTATTTCAAAATTAATGGGCGGCGGTGCTGGCGGCGGCGGGCTAATGGATAAAGTTACTGGAGGCGGCGGCGACGCAGAGGGCGGTGCTGATGCAGCAGCTAAACAAGGAAAGTCTATGGCTGATCGTCTTAAAGGATTAGGAGATACAGTTAAAGCATTTTTTGATATATTACGTAACGCTGCGCAAGGTGCAATGGGAGTTATTAAAGACGTGTTAGGAGGATTAGGAGAAGCGCTAGTTGCATTTTTTAAGCCAATGGCTGCATTAGCTACGCCTGAAATTATTATAGGAATGGCAGCTGTTACATTAGCTTTAATGGGACTAGGAAAAGCATTTCAATGGTTAGGTCAAGGAATCGGAGCAGCTGCTCCAGGAATTGAAGCATTTTTTAATGGAATAGGAGGTATAATTGAAACAGTAGGAAAGTCAATTGCATTGGTAATTGAAACTATTACGTCTTCGATTATTAAACTTCAAAATATTGATTCAGCTAAGTTAATAGGCACGGCTGCTGGAATTGTAGCAGTTGGAGCAGCGTTAGCTGCATTTGGAGGAGGCTCGGGTATAGGCGCTTTAGGTTCGGCATTTGCATCATTTTTTGACGAAGACCCTGTAGAAAAATTTAATCGTTTTGCTACAATTGACGCTGAACGATTAATGGCAGTTGCAAATGCAATAACAGCTTTAGGAGCAGCGTTTGCTAGTTTTAATGCAGCTGTTAGTAATATAGGAGACACTTCCTCAATTGACGGTACTATAGATAAAGTTATTGAATTACACGATACTATGTCAGACAATTCAGTAGAGCAGGCAGTCAATTCAGTCGCTAGCGGT